GGCATCTAACTCTCCTAATCTTACAGTTATTAACTATACACAATAAATGTCAAATTGTCAAGGGACAAAAGGGACTTGACTTTACTTTAAAAATAGATTATCTTAACTATGTTCTGGGTTAATGAATTGCTTTACTTAACCTATGATCAAATAATTCTGCTTCTTCCATCTCTTCTTCTGCAGCTAATTCTTCTTCAATCTCAAATTGCATCTCTCCTGTTTCAAGATCAGTTTGAAATTTTTGCATGTCTTCATCGTCCCACTTATTAATAAGTCTTAATACTTGTTCATAATAAGCAGCAATGCCCGGAGAAGCTTCTGCGATTAAGATAATATCTGATGGTTTTATATGAAAAAATGATTCCTCAGTAAAGGGCTGAACCCACCTTGTAAGGTTGCATTGTTCAACTGGACCTTTTTTTGTCATAACAGGGTATGTCTTTATTTGTAATGGAAAACTAATTTCATATCCTTCATCTATAGAAGATTGATCAACGATGCAAACAATGTTTTCACCATTTACCAGCTTGATGATTTTGTAATCAGTATTCATTTTAATTTTACCTTGCTAATTTCGTAGTTGAATTGTTCTTCATTGTAAATATTTAGTCTTTCCGTGAAGTGGGTAAGAGTGTAGTTTTGTCTTGATCCTTGTTTGAGATCGTCGGACAGATCAAACAATCGAACATCCATTTTGCTCTCAGACCTACGCAACCCTCGCCCGACTGACTGCAAGACTCTAATTTTAGATTTTGAGGGCGAGGCAAACACGATGTTATTAATGTTACGGATATTAATACCAGTACTAAAAGTGCCATACGATGCAATGATAATGGCATCCTTTTCATCTTCAACAATACCTCTTATTCTTTCTCTCTCTAGACTATCCACTCCACCATAAACAAAAAAGACTTTTCTATCTTTCGCAGCTTCATTTACTAAATCGTATAATACTTTGCCGTGTTTTTCTACAAGTTGGAATAGACACAAAGTGTTACCATTAAGGTGTAGTAACAAATCACTAATGAACTTATTTCTTTTTTCATTTCCAACGAGATATTGTAGTTCTTCAGCATAAGTCATCCTTTCCGTTACATTACTATGTTTTAATATTATACACTTTATTTTTAAATTTGCAAGTGTCTTTTTATCAATAAGTTCTTTAGTAGAAACTACTTTTTCAGCAGGGCCAAACAATCCCTCTAAAACAAGTCGATGTGTTTGTGTACCGTCCAACGTACCAGTTAAACCAAATCGATATTTACATTGATGTAATTTTGTCATAATACCAGTAAGAGATTTTGCTTTAAACAGATGAGCCTCATCTCCAATCACACATCCAAAATCTTCAAAATATTTTTTAGGCATTTTATAGATAGACTGCCACGTTGATATAACAACATCTTTGGTTACTTTACGATCATGACCCTGATATATTTTTTGACAATATGTACCAGAGCTCCACCCATAGTCTTCAAAATCAGAATACATTTGCTCCACTAAAGATGTAGTGGGAACAAGAATCAATATTTTCTCCCCTGCCATTTGATAGTAACGAACAAGAGAATATATTATTAACGACTTACCAGAAGCAGTAGGACTAACAAGTAAAGCACGATTTCGGGACAAGGCATGATGTACTGCATTAATTTGGTAGTCACGCACTTTGAGTGACTTCCCTTTGGATTTGGGTTTAAGTGATCTGATGAAATCTCTAACAACCTGATGAACAACATCCCGCTCATTTTCTACTCCTTCTTCTATTATATATTCAATCTTGTTTCTTGAACAAAATTCTTTTACATAGTATAACAGCCCATAATATATTTCACCAGAAGCAGGACTAAACAGACGTATCTTTCCATCCCACAAACGATTTTTGTACATGGGCATAAATTTAGCACCCGGCACATCAAAAGTAAAGAACTCTGATAACTCCTGATTTTGTGAAGGTGTTAAATCTGACAGTATAATATATGCTTCATTCTTTTTAGATACTCGCATTTTGTAAAGTGCCCGGCTCGCCGTATTCACCTCGTACTATAGTATTCCAAGATAGAGTTATACGTTCATCTGTATTTGATGGAACCCAATGCGTCAACCAAGATGGAAATATAACACCTGTTCCTGTAACAGAGGGTATTTGATAAACTCCACTATTTTCCATATTTACATTTGCTCTTTTTGGCTTAAGAACTTTTGCTTGAACTCTTGGGTCAAAGAATTGTGTTCCAGCTGTATCATCAGTTGCTCTTAAATAATATACACCAGATAAAAGAGAATTGGCGTGTGTGTGAGGGGGGTGAACACCACCATCCACTTGAAGATTGGCCCACATCTGAGTGACTTCAATTTCTTGTTTTTCATAACCTTCCTGATTAAAGATACCGCCACAAATATTTTTAACAAATTCTGTAAATGGTTTAAATGATTCAAGATTTTGTAAATTATCTCGACCTTGATACAAATTAAAACCAACTTCTTTACCAGATTCTATCTCTGTATAATTTTGTTTCAGATCAACTTTAAGATCAGTTTCCATTTTATCATGATGTTGTAAAATACTAACATCAGTGTTAAAACAATATATATTTGTTGGCCAGAGTTTTGTTCTCTCTATCTTTACATTAGCCATGTCACTATGCTCCATCTTGTTCCTTTAGTAACAACTTTTGCTTCATGGGGAAACATAAAGTTGGAAGGAAATATTAATGCCGAAGATTTTTTGGGTTCAAATTTTTTACCTGCCACATAAAACTCACCACCCTCGTAGTCATCATTCAAATATAACAAAACTGTAGCTTGTGGAAAGCCATATTCTTGGCCGTGACTGTGGTGTATATTATCACAATGTTTAGACATAAAATCACCTTCTTTATATCTATTAATTCTAAAATCAGTCATTCGTTGGACACTGAATAAAGGAAACTGCTCGGAGTACAAACGGCATGTGTATTCTACAGCTTGTTTAATTTCGTCATATCCTTTGTCACCAAAACGAACCCAACATTCATCCATTTGAACACGGCTTTGACTTGTAACTTTTCCATTATGATTTGAATATGTTGATGGTTGATAATCATAGTTTGTTTCTATTATACCATCGCAGTTAAGATCATGTTCCCATACATCACTGTAATAACCAATATATTTTTCAATATCCATTATATCATCCCAGCCTCAAACTTCTTCCATTCAATAGCATTTTTAGTATCCCAACCCCTATTATCAATTGATCTTATTATACCTTCAATATATTTCACCACTGTCTCCAAATAAGTTATCTTATTTGACAGGTTGATAATTTCCTCATCGGAAGTAATATACATTTGAAGGTCTGTTTTGAGAACCTTTAAGTCAAAAGGTTTTGCGACATATATTTTTGCATCAGCTTTGCCACCATAATATTCCCACTTCTCACGGTACAGCTTTTGATAGTCGCCTTTGTTCTTTGCAAGCAAAAGCTCAAATCTACTTTTATAGTCTAACCACTTTGCCTTTATCTCTTGATTTTTAAAAGCTTCTTGGTCAAGATGCTCTTGGTTGGTAATTGGTAAGTCTTTGTATGCTTCTTGTTTCAATTCATCTAAATTCATAATGTACCTTGTTTCAAAAAAATGAGCAGAGTATGATTGTCCTCTCTGTATTATATTGACCCTAGTGAGGCTTGCCGAGTGGTCACTAGAATTTAAGTCTAAGATTATGTATTCTGTTAAAGTATATCATAATCTCTGCTCGATTTTATTTATAATGTTTTAAACTCATAAATTTGATAAGCAAACTCTGCTGTGGTAGAAATGTATTCTACATCCGTTGCATCTTGTGAATACTCTAATGCACCCAAAGATACTGGAAAAATATTTTGAAAATCGACTTCCACGATGGGATTATTTTTATTGGAAAGAATCATAAGGTTTGCATCAGAATACATTGCTCGATCCGGCGTTGGTGGGTCTACAATACCTATATCCGTTGTTGATCCTAATGGTTCAGTGGGTGTATTTGATGTTACATCTCTGTGAGTAGAAAACTGTGATCTCTGGCTTGGAAACCCTATACCTGTCATCCAATTATGAAGAGAAATATAATTTTCTAGATATTCATCAACGATAAAAGTTAAATTTAAATTTTCGTATTCTAACTTATCACCAGTAATAGGAATATTTTTAAATGGTGTTGGTTGTTGAATAATACCCAAAGTTATGCCAGGAAGATTTACAGCAGTTCCAAAGAATTCCACTTTTGGTAATTGGTGTATACCAAAACGAAATTGAGTCGGACTTGCGTAATCCAGTTTTGTTG